ATCTGCTAATAGTTATGCTCGTGCCACTACTAGTCGCACTGGAGTTTTGGACTGCTCTAAACTCCACACCTACAAATACAACGAAGACCTTTTCAAGAAAGTAACCACACTTGCCGATGGTAAAGATCATGGGTTGATTTTCATTCTCGATTGGTCTGGTTCGATGACCCATGTAATGATGGATACTATGAAACAGTTATTCAATCTTGTATGGTTCTGTAAGAAAGTTTCTATTCCATTTGAGGTATATGCATTCACGAATGATTATCCATTAGTAAGTGATGATGGAGAACAACTTTGTCGTAAAAGACCATATGAGAAAAAAGATGGTTTGATGCAGGTTGGAGAACAGTTTTCTTTGATGAACATTTTGTCACACAAAGTCAATTCTAAAACTTTGGAAAAACAATTGAAGAATATGTTCCGTCTTGCACAATACATTACTTTCGGTGGAAGATATTCTATTCCTGTTGGAATGGGATTGTCTGGAACTCCTTTGAATGAAACGATGATTGCACTTCATCAAATCATTCCACAGTTTAAGAAAAATACTAAAGTTCAAAAAGTTCAGTGTGTCGTATTGACTGATGGTGAGGGTTATGGACTTACTTATCATCGTGAGATTCAACGTTCATGGGAGTTTGAATCTTTTATTGGACTTGGAAGAATTGGTGATAATTGTTATCTCCGTGATCGTAAAACAGGAAACACTTATTCTCTAGATTCTATGTGGGATGACTACACTGACATTTTGATTCAAAATTTGAGAGACAATTTTACTGATACTAATTTTATTGGTATTCGTGTTCTTGAGTCTCGTGATTCTAATCGTTTTATTAGTCGTTATACTTGGGGTGAATATAAATTAAAAGAGCAAATACAAAACCAGTGGAAAAAAGAGAGATCATTTGCTATCAAAAATTCTGGTTACCATTCTTATATTGCACTTTCGGCAACAACTCTCGCAAGTGAATCTGAATTTGAGGTATCAGAAGATGCATCTAAAACTCAAATCAAAAAATCGTTTATGAAGAGTTTGAAGAATAAAAAAATGAATAAGAAAATTCTAAATGAGTTTGTGGGACTTGTTGCTTGATAAATATTTCTATAGTAATAGGTATTAAGAATGTCTAGATTTGGAGATTTATTAGGAGGAAAAACTCCGGCACCAGCTCCAGCAGCACCTGCACGACCTACCCCAGTTGCTGTTCCTTCAGAACCAGCAGAAGCAATTGCTCCCGAACCTACTCAAGAGGTTTTTGAGAGTGATGTTTCTATTGACGAAATGGATAAGGATGAACTCGAAGAGTATGGTAGAACTGTCGGTATTGAGTTGGATAGAAGGCACTCTCGTAGAAAATTGATCCGAGAGTTGAAAGAGCATCTGACCAATTCCTAAACTGTCCACGGGGGGTCGTCAAGACCCCTTTTTTCTTGTATAATAACTTCAGTTGAAACAAACAAAGCAAGAGCATGTCACTTTCCGTTGATTACATTATTACTTCTCTACAGGAACTTTATGGAGAGTCTGTAACTGGTTCTGATATTCGTGGATGGTGTGCGATGAATGGATCCAACTATCAGACAGTTACAAATAAAATTGCTGATTATAAAGTTGGACGTGGTAAGTGGAACCTGACTATTCAGGAAAAACTTGAGCAAACATATCAGGCACCTCCTGCCATGCCTACTGTTGAGCAAAATCTCATTCCTGATAAAGATGATACTTTCGTCAAGTTTGGTAACTTTGGTGATCTTAAAAAAATTATTCAGTCCCGTCTTTTTTACCCAACGTTCATTACGGGTCTTTCGGGTAATGGTAAAACGTTGTCTGTAGAGCAAGCTTGTGCTCAACTTGGACGTGAACTTATTCGTGTAAACATTACTATTGAGACTGATGAAGACGATCTTATTGGTGGTTTCCGTCTTGTCGATGGGGCAACTGTTTGGCATAACGGACCTGTCGTTGAAGCACTCGAACGTGGAGCAATCCTGTTACTCGATGAGGTTGACCTTGCTAGCAATAAAATCCTCTGTCTCCAGTCCATCCTTGAGGGTAAGGGGGTGTTCTTGAAGAAAATTGGTAAGTATGTAAAACCAACAAAGGGTTTCAATGTATTTGCTACTGCGAACACAAAAGGTAAAGGTTCTGAAGATGGTCGTTTTATCGGCACTAATGTTCTGAACGAAGCATTCTTAGAACGTTTCCCAGTAACCTTTGAGCAGTCATATCCTACTCCTGCGACTGAACAGAAAATCCTTGAGGGTATTGCTTTGGATCTTGGAGTGGAAGATCGTGATTTCTGCAAACGTCTTGTTGATTGGGCAGACATCATTCGCAAAACTTTCTATGATGGAGGTATTGATGAAATCATCAGCACCCGTCGTTTGGTTCATATCATCCGTGCTTTCAGTATCTTCAAAGATAAGGCAAAAGCAATCCAAGTTTGTGTAAGTCGTTTTGATGATGAGACCAAGCAATCATTCTTGGAACTCTATGATAAAGTGGATGCCGATTTTGTGATGCCTACTGAAGAGCAGCAAAAAGAATCTCTTGACGCACACTACTTTTCTTGATATAATAAGTTATGACTAACTCTTGGTCCATGCTATATGATGAAATTTTAAAAATGGATGAAAACATTAATTTAAATACGCAACAAAGTCCTATTGATTTTATTCCAACTCCAACAGCAACTCCTTTCAAATATAATGAGGAGGAGATTGTAAAAGAACTTCTTGAGTATATTATAGGAACTTATAGGCAACATTATTCTGCTGGTGATGACAAAATTCAGACATTGGATTTGATTGAAGCTTGTGGAGATGGTGAACCATTCTGTAGATCTAATATTCTTAAGTATGCATCACGATATGATAAGAAAGGCACGGCACGTCGTGATATAATGAAGATCCTTCACTATGCTGTTCTTCTGATGCATTTCAACGATAAGAATGCAAAACGTGAAATCTACCCTCAATAATAATGAAACTCAAAGAACAAACAATGAAACTGTCTGACAACGCACTTGCTATCCTCAAGAACTTTGCGGGTATCAATAACTCTATTCTTGTAAAGCAAGGCAACAAACTTCGCACTATCTCTGTGGCAAAAAACATTCTTGCCGAAGCAGAAATCAAAGAAGATTTTCCACGGGACTTTGCAATTTATGATCTCAATCAGTTCTTGAACGGTTTGAGTCTTCATCAGGATCCTGACCTTGACTTCAATCAAGACAGTTACTTAAGTATCAAAGAAGGTAAGCGTCGTGTGAAGTATTTCTTTGCCGACCCGAATGTAATTATTGCTCCTCCAGAGAAGGAGATTACATTGCCATCTCAAGATGTATGCTTTCAGTTGGATAGTGTAACACTTGAAAAATTGACCAAAGCAGCAGCAGTATATCAACTGCCTGATATGTCTGCGATTGGTGAGAATGGTGTCATCAAACTGGTGGTTCGTGATAAAAAGAATGACACTTCTAATGAGTATGCCATTGTTGTTGGTGAGACCAGTGATGAGTTTGAGTTTAACTTTAAGGTAGAAAACATCAAAATTATTCCTGGTGCTTATGAGGTAGTAGTGTCTTCCAAACTTCTGTCACAGTTCACGAATACACAACACAACCTCAAGTATTATATTGCTCTGGAACCTGATTCAACATTCGGATGAGACATATTCTCTTCACTCTTAATGGGTGTCCATATGGATTACTAGATGATGAAGCACACATTCGCAATGTGCTAGCAAATGCATCAAACCTTTCTGAAAGCACATTGCTGAATATTTCATCTCATAAGTTTGATCCTCATGGTGTAACTGCCGTAGCACTTCTTGCCGAGTCTCACATTAGTATTCATACATGGCCAGAGAATGGTATGGCAGTATGTGATGTGTTTACCTGTGGTGAGCATACAAATCCACGGTCCGGTGCGACATATATGTATGAAGCAATGGGTGCAACAGACATTGTATCTGAAATCTTTACTCGACCTTTGAAATGACTAAAGTTGATGTCCCAATGAGAATAACTGGTAGTATCCTAGTGATTACTGCATATTTTGTTGTTCTCCATATCAATATAACTCTTGGAGTGATGCTTCACTTCGTTGCCGATATGATTTCAGTTCCTTACTTTATAAGGACAAAATCTTGGGATGTTGTTATAATGCTTATGTTCCTACTGGCAATCAGTTTTAGCAAACTTTTAACATGAATATCTTTGTAACAGATTTTTCACCAGTCAAGTCGGCACAGGTTCTACCTGATAAGCACATTGTCAAGATGCCCTTAGAGTGCTGTCAGATGCTCTCTATCGTTGCCTCAGACAAATGGGGGCACGGGTATGGAACTCTTCCTAAGACTGATGGAACCCCATATGCGACCGATAAGGGTGCTTTCCGCAATCATCCTTGCACAGTATGGGCAAACGAAACCGTAGCAAATGCCCGATGGTTAATCCGTCATGGACTTGCATTATGTGAGGAGTATTCTAATCGATATGGAAAAATTCATTCATGTCTTCGTACTCTTGCACATGCAAATAAAATCTTTCCGTTAGATGCTATTCATCAATCAGAACTCACTCCTTTTGTTCGTGCAATGCCTGAAGAGTTTAAGTTTGATATGAATATAAGTACTATCGAAGCGTATAAGATGTACATTGCTTCTAAACCATGGGTATGCGATAATTACTTGAGACTACCAAATCGTAAACCTGAATGGGTATGAATGGAAGAACAATATGGTTGGGATACTAAAGATGAGTTTCCGAATGAAAGTACTGAGTTTCCTTCTTCCCGAAGAGTTAAAACACTTTATCTGTATGCCTTAGAAAGTGGTGGATGTATCATGCACGATGGATATATCCAAATAGGTATTATGAAACATAGTGTTGAAAAACATATGGAACTGAATCCCACTGTTAATTGGATTGTAACCTACTGGTGTCCTGATATATTCACTAACAGATATAAGAGAGCAACATTTCAAAAAACGCAAAAGAAAAATGAGGGTAGTCCAAGAACAGATAATCAAGGACAGGGTATGGATTTAGACATAAAACCGAAAGGTTGTGGTATACTAAAGGACAAGTAAACTTGATTGGAGAAGATGAAAGCACTGAGAGTCGATGTGAAAACTCAAGTCAATGTCCTCATTAACGATGATGATGATTACTGGGCAATTAAACACAATGCAATGCAACAAGTACATGATGACATTCACTGGCACTTAAAGGAAAAATTTATTATTAATTATGAGTGACTTTATTTGTTCTTCTTGGAATTCGTATT